CCCTGCGCGCGGCCCGCGTCGAGACCCTCGCGGATCTCGCCCTGGAGCGCCCGCAGGCGCGTCTCCAGGAGCTGGCGCGCGTCGTCGTTCGCCGCAGGCCCACCCGCGCGCGCGGCGCGCAGGGCGGCGATGGCGTTGTCGGCGGCGTTCAGCCCCGCGCCCGTGGCGAGGTTCGGACCCGTCGCGCTCTGCGGCGTGATGGATGTGTCGGCCGCGCCAGGCGCGAGGCGCACGTCGCGGGCAGAGGTGCGGCGCAGGCGGTCCGTCTCCGCGCGGATCGACGCGAGCGTGGCGGCGGCGGCGCGGAACTGCTCGTCGCTGAGCCCGCTCACGTTGGCCTGCGGGAGAAGGTCCTGGAGCCCCTGCGCGCGCGCGACCTCGGCCACGTCGGCGAAGTTGCGGCGGTAGTCCTCCGCCATCGCCTGCCGCTCGCGCGAGGCGTTCGCGTCGCGCAACACGGTCTGCCGACGCGACGCGAGCTCCGTCAGGTTGCGGCCGAGCTCCGCGATGTCACGCGCGAGGTTGGCCACCACGTTGTCGAGCCCGAGCGACTGCGCGGCCATCGCCGCGAGCCCCGTCGCCGCTTCGCCTGCGCCGGTCTGAATCGTCGTGAGGCTCTCGCCCAGCGTCTGCGCGGCGGGGTTCGCGCCCTCGGCCGCGTCGCGCATCTGCCGCAGCGCCGCCTCGAAGGTCTGCGCGCGCGTGGCGCCCTGCTCTACGGCGATGCCGTACTTGCGAAGCCCCTCGGCCTCGCCATTGCGCAGCGCCTCGGTGAACTCCTGGAGCGCCTCCTCGGCGCTCTTGGTCACGTCGCGGTGTTCGCGCGCGTGCCGCGCCACCGTCGCGAGCTCCTCGCCCGAGATGCGCAAGCCGCTGTTGACCAGCGTCTGCTGTGCCCGGTACGCGCTGAGCGCGTCGACGCTGTTGCTGGTCGAGCGCGCGACCGCGTCGAAGGACCCGCCGAGTCCGTTCAGCGCGCGGACGTTCCGGTCCCCGGCGCTCGCCAGCGCGAGGAAGCCCGCGGTGAGACCGGCCGCGACCGCGACCGTCCCCGCGGCCGACGCCGCGACATCGCGCAGCCCCGTGGCGAAGTCGCGCGCGCGGTTGCCCGCGCCCGAGAGGTGCTCTCGCAGTTCGTTGAAGCCCGAGCCCACGCGCACGCGGCCGACCTTCTCGGCCTCCTCGCGCGCATCTGCGAGACCCTCCGCCACCGCTTCGAGGTCGCGAATGAACTTCGGGTCAACGGACCCTTCGAGGATGATCTTCCCCGTCCCGTCCATCAGGCCCACCGGGCACCTCCGGGGGCTCGCGCACACGCGGCGGCGGGGCGCGCAGGCGGCGACACGATCCGTCGCAGCGGCCACCCGACGAGCACGTATCCGACGGCGCGGGCGCCGCGGTGGGCGACGAGTCCATGCCCGTCACCGCGCGCACGACGTCGTGGATCGTGGGCCCCGGGGCCAGGTACAGCACCGTGCCCTCGGGGAATCGCTCCGCGAAGGCGCGCGCGCCGACCATCCCGCCGAGGTCGAAGATGAGGATTCGCACGGTCCCATCGCATAGCACACCTCATCGCGGCTTCTCCGCCTCGCGCTGCGCGATCTCCGCGCGGAGCACCGTGGACCGCGCGCGCTGCACCGACAGGATCGCCTCCCGGTCCGCGGCGGTGATCTCGCGCCCGAGGGCCACGTCCCACGGGAGCGCGGCGCCGCCGTCGCCCGTCGTGGTCAGCGCCATCGCGTCGAACACCTCGCGGGTCCAGTCCGACGCCGGGTGATAGACGCCCTCGAAGGGGCACCCCTCGCAGGCGCCCGCAAGGCGCGGCTCCACCGCCCGCCAGAAGCCCGCCGCGAGCGCGGACATCGCACCGGGCGTCCTCGCATCGGGCGCGCCCTGCGCGCCCGCGCAGCGCCACGCACGCTGCATCCCCCGCGCGGGTCTCTCCTCGGCGCGGCGCACGTCCGGGCTCTTCGCCGAGACCGCGAGCTTTTCGAGCCGCCGACACCCGCACTGTGCCTCCGCCGCCTCGATGACGGCTACGCGCCGCCCGAGAGCGACGGCAGCCGGAAAGGGGCGAGCGCCCGAGGGGACACGCTCGCTCTCTGGATCGCCACGGATCCGAGCTCCTCCATCGCCAGCCCGCCGAGGATCTCCTGTGCGCGCGCGAGGCCCTCCGCGGAGAGCGAGGGCCAGCGCGTGAGCACGTCGGCCTTGAGCTCCTCGGCGTCGCCGCGGACCTCGCCCGCCGAGATCTCCCACGCGCCCGCGATGATGCGGCGCGCGGCGTAGCGGAACGCGGCCACGCGCTGGCGCGACTCGCTGGTCTCCGAGAGCGCCGAGGCGCGGGCCTCCGCGGTGAGCGGCGCGAGCTCGACGAGCGCGGGCTGCGCCCCGGCGACGCACGGGATCAGCGCGAGGTCCGAGAGGGCGCGGCTCTCGACGTAGGAGAGCCCCGCGTTGAAGCCCGGCGTGCCCTTGCGGGTGTCCAGGGCGGGGTCATGGAGCGAGGCGCACCACAGCGGCCGCGAGGGGTTCGCGATCGGCGCGGGCTTGCGTTCGGTGGTCTCAGACATCGCACCCTCTCAGAGCAGGAACATGATGACGTTCGCGCGCCCGAGGTCGGTGGTCGCGAGCGTGTTCTGATGCGCGATGAGCGTCGCCTTGCAGAAGGCGAGCTCTCCGTTGATCTGCACCACCGGCTCCATCGCGGGGATGGTGTTCGGGAAGTGCCAGCCGATGGCGCGCGCGGAGGTGCCCGTGCCGAAGATCGACCAGAGCACCAGGTGCCGCGCGGTCATGGACGCGAACGCAGTCACCTCCGCGGTCCCGCCGCGCAGCTCGATCTCGATCGTGATGGGCTGCGAGGGCGACGCGACCTCCTTGACCGCCGCGAGCGAGGACACGCCGCCCGCGCCGGGGATCTCCTGCCACTGGCGCGGGATGCTGACCTTCGCGGACGTGATGAGCGCCGCGCTCGGAACGCTCGCGAGCGATGCCGCGAGCCACGCCGAACCGTTGCCGCTCGACACGTCGAACGCGAAGGGGGAGCCCATGTCGTCGGTCTGCGCGGTCTCCGAGAGCGAGAGGTCGCCGGGGCCGTCGTGCGCCGCGCTCGTCCCGTTCATGGTGAGCTTCGGCACGTCGCCGAACGCGATGGAGAACTCGGGGTTGTTGAACACGGCGCCGCGGGCGCGGGTCTGCGTCTCGTTCGAGCCCGCCTCAATCGGCGCGTGCTCGATCGTGTACGTCGTGGTGTCGTCCTCGGCGGGGTAGTAGCAGTACGCGTTGCGCACCTCTTCGGTGCCCGCGATGGTCCCCGAGAGCGGCGGCTGGAGCGTCAGCACGTCGGTCGCGATGGCCGTGACCTGCCGCACTTCGAGACCGACCGACGAGACCACGCCGATCCACTGCCCGATGGCGAAGCGCGAGCCGTGCCCCGTGGTCACCGTGAGGTCCGGCGCCGAGTAGGACACCGCCGCCGTGCCCGCCGCGGGCGTGAGCTCCGCGCCGAGCGCCGCGCGCAGGACGATCTGGTGCGAGAGCGCCGCGGCGTTGCTGTACGCGACGGGGGTCGCGGCGCTGTTGAGGCGCGTGGAGATGGGCTTGAGGTCCACGCCGAAGGTGACGGGTGAGCCCGACTCCATCCCCTTCACGGGCGACTGGAACGCGCGTCGCGAGGGCCGCGCCTCGGCGCGCGGGATCATCTTCGTGGTCTGCCCCGCGTTGGGCCACGGCGGGTCCGACGCGATGATGAGCGGGCGCATGTTCGACGAGGTGGTGCCGAAGGTCGACTCCACGCCGATCCACACGTTCGTGCTGTGCTTGTTGAGATTCTCCCACGTCATCGCCGGTACCTCACTTCACGCGCACGATGCGGAATCGCGCGGACTGGAGCCATGCCGCGAGCTGACCGCTCGCCTTGAGCCGGTTGGTCGAGAGACCGAGGCGGCGCTTGTAGTTCGTCCACTTCGCGCTGTTCGCCGGGATCTGCCCCGAGATGTCGGCGCCGTTGTGCAGCACGCGCTGCACGAAGGTCTCTTTGATGAACGGCGCGAGGGCCATCATCACGTTCTGCGGGAGCGGGATCGCGCCGCCGCGGAAGCGCGCGAGCGCGAAGGCCATCGCGCGCACGCGCATCGCCTCGGGGATGGACGTCACCGGGCGCCCCTTCGCTTCGAGGTACTGGAGCACCGCGGCGTTGGTCGGCTGCGCGGGCGCGGGACCCTTGCGCGGGCGCAGCGTCGGGTTGGGCGTGCGGCGCGAGTTCGTGCCGTCGAGGGCGACGGCCCACGTCTCGCCCATCTTCGAGATGACGTCGCGGAGCTGTAGCTCCAGGAGCTTCGCCTGCGAGACGTTGGAGCGGACGGAGATGGCCATCAGCCGACCCTCACACGCACACCGACGCGGGCGCACTCATCGACGACCGCGCGGATGTGGCGCGCGATCTCTGCCGGTGACTGCGCGGGCGCGTAGGCCACGCTTACGTGGACCACGACATCCACGCGTCGCGCCTCGGCCTCGTCGCGCTGTTCCGTGCTGATCTGCTCCTCTGCGGCGCTCATGTGATCGACACCTCAACCTCGATCGGCATCGTCGCGAGCGCGCGCGAGAGGTCCATCACGCGCGTCACTGTCGTCGGGCCGACGCGCCGGATCGCCACGATCGCGGGCGTCGTACCGCTCCACGCGGTGGACTGCGTCAGCGCGGCCTCGACGGTGTCCATGTCGCTCTGCGCGTCGATGGATGCCTCCGCGAAGGAGCTGCGCACCGTCGCGCCGACCGCGGCCTCGTCGCGCCCGAAGAGGTAGCCCACGCGCAGGAGCATCGAGAGCTTGCGGTACCGCCGCGTCTGCGAGCGGTTGAGGCCCGTGTCCCCCGTGCGGTAGTCCGACTCCGGCACGGTGATGTCCAGCCCGCGGTGGAAGTGCGCCGCGGGGAACTCGGGGTCATCGAGCTCGCCGTGCATCTGCGCGCCCTTGAGCGTCGTGACGGCCGCGACCGCCAGCGCCTGCACCTTCGCGACGACGGTGGAGAAGTCAGCCACGGCCCCACCCGAACACGGCGCCCGCGCCCTTCACGCCGTCGATGGGCTGCGCGCGCGCCATCTCGCGCTCGTAGCTCTCCCGAAAGAACTTCGCGAGGTTGGCGTACACGTCGCCCGAGCCGTCGCGCGCGAACTGCTGAACGGCCTCGAAGAGCAGCACGAGGACGAGGTCGGTCTCCGCGCGCGTCACGCCCGTCGTGTAGCTGACGGCCTCCTCCTCGACGCCACGCTGACGGAGCGCCTCGACCACCTGGTTGTGCGCGTCGGTGATGAGGTCGTCGTAGTCGGTGATCGCCGCGTCACCGCGCGCGACCGCCGCCGCACTCAGCGCCGAGAGGGCCACGGACGCGAGCGTGCTACGGGCGTTGACCGTCGCGGTGGTCGCCCACACCATCAGCGGCCCCGCGGGCGCGAGGTGCGTGCGGACTCAGCGACACCGCGGTACGCGGCGGCTGCGTCGAGGTGAGGGGGAGCGCCCCCTGCGGGAGGGACCGGCGCGATCGTGGGCGCGTCCGGCGCAGGGGGCGACACGGGGGTCTGGATGGCGGACGAAGGCGCCGTCGCGCCGGGAGCGGGAGGGGGAGCCCCCGGCGCGACGACAGGGTGCGCGTCCCATGGACCGACGATCTCGATGACCGCGCCGAAGATCCCGCGCAGCCTGTCCGCGATGTGCGCGGGGCACCCGTTCTGCGCCACGCCGTCGACGAACACGACGCCCCGCAGGTCGCCCGTGTAGGACGGGTACCGCAGGCGCACGAGGTCGCGGGGCTTGTCGAGGTGGGCTTCGCTGACGGGCATGACGAGGTCTCCTTCGGCGCGCGATCAGAGGGACGCGCGTGAGGTCAGTTGGTGATCTCCTTCGCGCGCGCGAGGCCCTTCTCGCTCTTGTTGAGCAGGCCCCAGTACGCCTTCACGCGCATGCGCTTCACGTCGGCGTTCTGCACCGTGCCGAGGTCCACGACCGTGAGGCCCGTGGGGCCGCGCGAGATGACGCCCTGGTCCTCGGCGTCCATCGACGCCTCCGAGAAGAGGCCCGCGAGCCCCGCGTTCTCGCCGAGCGTGGCGCAGTACACGGAGGTGCCGTCCGTGAGGGAGTTCTTCGTCTCCGTCACCGGGATCCAGTCGGACACCAGGATCGGGATGCCGTTGTAGGTGAGCAGGGGCTCGCGCATCGGCTGGCCCATCACCGCGAACTGGTCGCGGAACTCGCTCATGGTCGCCCCGCCCGCGGCGCGCAGGAGCGCGGCCACCGCGCGGCGCGTGCGCCGGGTCATGATGTAGACCTTCGGCCCGCCGTTGTCGGTCACGAGGTCGGCGAGCTGGTCGAGCGTCGCGAGCGCGATGGCGTCCCCGTTGGAGCCCGACGAGGAGATCGTCTGCGCCGTGGCCACGAGGCGCTGGATGCCCTCGATCTCCGCCGTCGAGGAGGTGAACGCCGCGGAGAACACGGTGGTGCCGTTCGCGCTGAGCGTGCCCGTGAGCGTGACCGTGGCCCACTTGTCCGTGTTGGACGAGTAGACCTTCACGCCCGCGGTGTACGAGACGGCGGCACCGAAATCCGCGTCCCCCGGCGCGCGGTAGGCCACGGTGGTCCCGCTGTGCGTGTACTTCACCTCGCCGTACCCGCGGCGCGGGTCGTGGCCGGGGCCGAGGGCGATGGTCGCCGCGCTCGCGCCCGAGGAGCCGACCTCGAGCACGGTCACGGTGAGGTTCAGGTTGCCGGTGATGATGTCGTCGCCGAAGCTGCGCGCGATGCTCTTCGCGGCCTTCTCGATGGCGGTCGCCTTCGCGCCCATCATCCCGCCCGCGGCGCCCGCGTCGAGGATGTCGATGTCCTGGTCGATGACCAGGCGGCGCACGAAGCTCTCCGCGCGGGTGAACGTCAGCGCGTTGTCCGCGGTGATGGTCGCGCCCGACGTCGGCTTGCTGGTCGTCGGGAGCGCCTTCTCCCGACGGTAGACCAGCGAGTCACGCGAGCCGCACGACACGAACGGGAGGTTCGCGACGAGCTGGTCGACGGTGACGATGTTCTCGATGACCCCGGCCGCGACCGGATCCGAGGTGCCCTTGAGGAGTTCGTTGAGAGAGAGGACCGCCATGACTGCCTCGATGCGCGGCCCTCACGGCCGCAGGGTGGATCAGCGCCTTGCCTGCAACCCCGCGGCGATCTTCGCGCTCGCGGGCAGGTCTTTCCATGAAGCGGTGCCAGCGCCTGCACCGCCGCCGTGCGCGGCACCAGCGCCGCCCGCGGCCTTGAAAAACGGAGCGAGCCGCTCCGCCTCGATCTTCGACCACGCGGTCTCCAGCGGCTCCCGGTCGCCCTCGGCGCCCATCACCGCGACCACGCGCTCGTTGCCCTGCCCGTCGTCCTCGACGCGCAGGAGCGACGCGACCTCGCGCGTCACCACGCCCGCGAGCTGCGGGTTGAAGAGCTTCGTTGCCACGCCGCTCACGCGCTGCGCCGCGGCGTTCTCGATCATCAGCGCGTGGCGCCGCTGGCGCTCGGTCTTGACGGCGGCGTCGAGCGCGGCGATCTGCTTGTCGCGCGCCTCGATCTCGCGGGCGCGCTCGCGCTTCTCGCGCTCGGTCGCGGAGAGCTTCGCTTCCTCCGCCTCGCGCGCGGCCTTCTCGAACTCCTCGACCTTCGCGGCCTTCGCGCGGAACTCTTCGAGCTGCGCGCTGACCTTCGCCTCGGCGCGCTTCACCTCGCGCGCCACGATGTCGTTGACCTGCGACTGCGGGAGGAGCTTCTCCTCCGCGGCCTTCGCGGTCGTCTCGGCCTGCTTCGTCTCGGTCGTCTCGGTCTCCACGATCACGCTCCCGCTCCGGCCGTGGTGCCGGTGCCTTCGGTCGCCACGCCTCCGATCACGACATCCCCCGGCGTGGCTTCCGGGAGCGCGTTCACCGCCGCGTTGGTCGCGGCGTCGATGCCTGCGGTCTGCTGCGCGGCGGCTTCGAGAGCCTGCGCCGCGAGCTTCGCGCGGAGCTCTTCGAGGGCCGGGATCGTGTTCGCGAGCGGGTCATCCGACACGCCCACGCCGATCTGCGCGCGCACCTCGTTGGCCGTCATGAACGGCGTGGAGAAGCTGTTGAGCTCCACGCTCGACGGCGCCGCCGCCTGCGAGAGCTTCGCGATGTCGAACCGCGCTGTGAACTGCTCGCGCTCGAACGCTGCGCGCAGCGCGAGCTCCGTGCGCAGCCGTGCGGCCGCGTCGGGCGAGAGCCGCGGGAAGAGCGCCGCCGCGATCTGCGCGCGCGCCTGCGCGTCGAGCTCGGGCACGAGGCGGTCGCTCTCCTTGAGCACCGCCATGCCCGCGTCGGCCTGCGTCTCCGCGTCCTGCGGGTCGAAGCGGCGCGGGTAGCTGATGGTGGTCGCGTTCTGCCACGCCGCGGCGTCGGCGCCGTCCCACGCCGCGAGGATCGACACCACCTCGCGCTCGAACGCCTCGTGCTCGCCCGCGGCGGTCACGAGGAGCCCGGACATCTGCCGGAAGCGGTACGCGCGCGCCACGCCGCTCTCGGGCGCGACGGCCGACGCGCTCGGGCGGTCGAGATACGCGGCCTCGTAGACGCGCGTCGTGAGCTCCTCGACGCGACCCGCGTAGTGGACCGTCACGGCCGCGTCGGGCGAGACGAACGCGGGGAAGCCCATCCCGGGCTCGACGGCGAGGCCCGAGTGCGTGCTCACCTTCGACCCTTGGAATCGGTCCGGGTCGGAGGTCTGCACGCACAGCACCGGGAACACGCAATCGCGCTCGATGGCGCGCTGCTCGCTGCGCACGTTGAAGAGCTCGACGGACGCGGACACGGACCCGCTCAGCACCGACGGCGCGTAGAGGTCATCGCGGTCCGACGTGGGGACCCATCGCAGCACCGCGAGCGGCACGCGCCCGAGCGTGTGATCGACCGCGCCGCTGTCGGCCTCGATCGTCCAGCGCTCGCCCGACTTCGCGAGGTCGAAGCGCCGCCAGTACGTGCGCGTCCAGACGGTGATGATCTCGCGCTCGCTCTCGACGCCCGTGATGGGGTCGCTCGACGCCACGCGAGAGCAGAGGCGCACCCACTCGAACGCGCCGCGATCATCGAGGCGCCAGTCGAGGAGCTCGTCGGGCTCCAGCCATCGGCCCACCGTGCCCGGCGCGGTCGCGGGGCGCTCACCCTCGGGGCGGTCGATGAGGCACGCGGCCCACCCGCACCGCAGCGCGCGATCCGACCCGTCGCGCATCCACGCGTCCACGGCGCCGAGGCCCGCGTCGGGGTCCGCCCAGAACGCGCGCACCGCGTCGATGGTCGTCTCCCGCTGCGGCGTCGAGGTCCAGAGCTGGCCCGTGTACGTGCGCGCCACGGGGGCGACGTGGTTGTCGTACGTCGTCGCGCGGACGCGGGCGGAGAAGTCCTCCGCGGACTCGCGAGGGAACTGGGCGAGGTACGTCGATCCGTCCTTCGCGAGCGGCGCCGAGGATCCGTAGCGCGAGCCGTCGGGGCCGTAGTCGTAGACCCGCAGGTCCCGCAGCCCCGCGAGGAAGCCGCCCGTGCCCTCGATCGCGTCGCGCACCAGACGCCAGTGCGCGCAGCCCAGCGGCCCGCCGTGGTCGGGCGAACGCTTGCGGAGCGCGCGGATGAAGTCGTCGGTGTCCACCGGGTGGACAGATAATGTCACGCGCGGACGAGGTATGTCAAAGCGAGCGGAAAGCGCTGCGGCCCATGGGGCTAGCGCTGGAAGAACGTCGGCCCGGCGCTGGCGCCCGCGGTCCACGCGTAGGCGAGTGCGTCCACGTCGTCGTCGTGGCGGTCGGATACGCCCGTGAAGCGGCATACCGTGTCGAGGAACGGCCCGAGCCACGGCGCGCCCTGCGAGGTCGACGGCACCCGCACGCGGCCCTCGTTCCACGCGGTCGCCACCGGCTGCGCGCGCACGAACTTGTCGCCACGCGGGGCGAGCTCCGCGAGGCGCAGGCTCGGCTGCATCGCGCGCAGGGCCTTCGCGATGGACTTTCCATCGCGCGACGCCTCGATGTGCAGGGGTGCGCTCCCGTGCTTTCGCTGCCACGCGAGCAGCTCCCGCGCGGTGTCGCCGGGCTCGCGCTGGAGCCGCAGCACGTCGACCACGTCGGCGCGCAGGGTGACGCCGCTCCCGTGCATCGCGAGCGCAACCGCAACGGTCCAGTCGGCGCGGGTGCTCTCGGTGCCCGCAGGGTCCACCGCGAGGACGATGCGTGCGCCCGCCAGATCCGGCGCGACGTAGCGCGCGGGCGCGCGGAACACCTCCCCGCCCCGGGCGCGCGGGGCGCCCATGAACAGGGAGTGCCAGTCGTATTCGTTCGCCGCGCGCTTCTTCGCGAGCTCGCCCACGGGCCAGCGCGAAGGCCAGAGCGCTGCGCCGTCGTCGTCGATCGCGGGGAGGTTCACCACCTCCCACCGCGCCTCGTCGCCCATCTCGCCGCGCGCGAGGCGCCCGATCAAGTCGTCCTCGTGCCATCGGGTGTGAACCACGATGCAGGACCCGCCCGGCTCAACGCGCGTCCACAGCGTCGAGGTGAACCAGTCCCAGGTGCGTTGCCGGATGAGCGCGCTCTCGGCCTCCTCGCGGTTCTTCACCGGGTCATCCACGAACGCGAGGCGCACGCCCTGCCCCGTGAGCGGACCTCCGATGCCCGTAGCGAGGAGCCCGCCGCCTTCGGTCGTGCGCCACTCCGCGAGCGTCGATCGCTGCGGGTGCAGCCGCACGCCTGCGGCGGTGGCGAAGTCGCGCGCGCGGAGACTCTTGGACTCCGCGAACGCGGACGCGTAGGACACATACCCGAGCGAGTCCTCAGGGCGCCGCGAGAGCCACCACGCGATGGCCGCGAGGACCATCTCTGTCTTGCCGTGCCGCGGCGGGACGGACACGCACGCGAACACCGGCTCTCGCTCCGCGCGCTCGATCAGTCGCGCAACGGGCGCGAGGTGCTCCGGGCGCGCGTACCGGGGGGCGATGCGCGGGATGAAGTCGAGCAACCCCCCGCGGCGGCGCTCCCGCTCCGCCCGCAGGGCCGCGAGCTCTTCGAGGTAGCGCGCGTACGCCTCGCGCTCAGCGCGCGTTCGCGGCTTCGAGTGCAGCGATGCGAGCATCGAGCTCCTCGTCCGAGAGCGCCGTCAGCGGCTTGCCCGCGGTGGTGATGTCGACCTTGCGCGGCGCGGCGACGCCGGTCACGTCCGCGAGGGTGCGCGCGGCGGCGACCATGCCCTTCGCGTCGCGGTCCTCGTTGGCCACGCGGTACGCAGCCTCGAGCATCGCCCGCACCTGTGCGCCGTCTGCCTCGGGGGCGATGTCGCGCACGCGGTCGCCGAGGCGGCGTCGCACGATCGCCACGTAGCGACGGATGTTGCGGCGCGTGGTGCCCCACAGCGCCGAGCACTCGCGCTCGATGTCGTGCGACGACTCCGCGCGCAGGATGCGGCGCTCTACCTCGTCGAGCCGCTCCCGGGGGATCGCGCGCGCGCGCAAGGCCCGCTGCGGGACGGGCGGCGCCTCGGCCGCTTGATTCTCAGCCATTCGTCTGCCTCGTGTCAGAGTATGTCACGTCGCGCCCTCGCGGTGCAGGAGCGCCCACCGCTGCGCCACCTGGGACCCGCTCGCGTCCCGCATGGCGCCCCCGGCGCGCCCCTGGAGGCGCCCGAGGAGCCCGGTCGCGTCCGCAGGGCCACCCGGCACCCGCGCCGTTGTACAGCCGCGCGAGCCACGGCCCCGCGTGCGCATCGAGCTCCGCGTCGGTCGGCGCGTCGGGGCTCCCGGCGATGATCGCGCGGAGCCGCTGCACCTCATCGCCGCAGTGGGG